TTGACGTTTCAAGAGGGGATAGTGAAGGTTTTAGTACCATATCTATTATTGATTTTGATGCTAGAGAACAAGTATTAGAATATATAGGAAAAGTCCCACCGGATGTATTGGCGGAAATTGCGTTTAAATGGGCGACAATGTATAACTCATTTATTGTTACTGATATTACTGGTGGTATGGGAGTATCCACCTCAAGAAAATTACAAGAATTAGGATATAAAAATCTATACATAGATGGTGTTAACCCTGCGGATAAATGGAAATGGGATCCAAAATCGCAAGACAAAATACCGGGGATTAACTTTAATTCAAAACGTATTTTAATAATTCAAGCGTTTGAAGAGGCATTAAGATTTGATTTTGCGTTAAGGTCACAAAGACTATTTAACGAACTGAATACGTTTGTTTATGTAAATGGTAGACCCGACCACCAAAAAGGACAACACGATGACTTAATCATGGCATTTGCTATGGCTGTGTTTGTTGGTGAAACTTCTTTTGCACAATTAGAAAAGGCAACAGAACAAACAAAGGCGATGTTGGAATCTTGGACTACCGAAAAAAATACATTTAAAGATAGTTCTCAAAATTTCAATCCTGGATTACCCGCCAACACCTATAATAACATGAATTATGGTAGACAAGAAGCATCCAAAAGCGATTATGAAAAGTATTTATGGTTATTCGGTGGAGGAAGAGTTTAATTTACTACAACTAACACTATTATTTAAGTAAAAAAAGATTATGGCACAAGATAAAATGACGGTATGGCAAAGGTTAGGTAAGGTTTTTGGACCTAATGCCACTTTGGACCAACAATCACCTGTCTTTAAGTTCGACAAAAAAGAACTATTAAAAACAACAGATAAGGCTGAGTTTGAAAGGGAAAAACTACAATCACAGCAAACAATGTACATTGGTAAACAATGGCAAAAGGTTGAGGGCAATTTATACCAACAAGCGGTTTATTATGAACCAACAAGGTTGGCCTCATATTATGACTACGAAAGTATGGAATATACTCCTGAAATTTCAGCGGCGTTAGATATCTACGGTGAAGAATCTACAACACCAGATAAAGACGGACATATATTACAAATTTATTCAGAGTCAAAAAGAATAAAATCAGTATTGGCCGATTTGTTTAATAATAAATTAGATATTAGCACAAACCTACCAATGTGGACAAGAAACACATGTAAGTTTGGTGATAACTTTGTTTATTTAAAATTGGATCCAGAAAAAGGAATCGTTGGTTGTCAACAATTACCTAACATTCAAATAGAAAGATTGGAAAAGGGTATGAGATTCCAACCTGACAAGTATTCACAAGAAATGGAGAATGATGCTTTGAAATTTACTTGGAAAGAAAAGAATATGGAATTTAACACATGGGAGGTTGCTCACTTTAGAATTTTAGGTGACGACAGAAAACTTCCATATGGTACCTCTATGTTAGAAAAATCACGTCGTATTTGGAAACAACTTTTATTATCAGAAGATGCGATGTTAATTTATCGTGTATCAAGAGCACCTGAAAGAAGAGTGTTTAAAGTATTTGTTGGAAACATGGACGATAAAGATGTCGACCCATACGTACAAAGAGTTGCAAGTAAATTTAAAAGAGACCAAATTTCAGACCCCCAAACAGGTAATGTTGATATGAGATATAACCAATTGGCGGTAGATCAAGATTATTTTATCCCTGTTAGGGATGCAGCAGCAACCAACCCAATTGAAACGTTACCTGGTGGAACAAACTTGGCGGAGATTGCGGATATTGAGTATATTCAAAAGAAATTAGTTACGGCATTAAGAATTCCTAAAGCATATTTAGGATTTGAAGAGGCTGTTGGTGATGGTAAAAACTTATCATTATTAGATATTCGTTTTGCAAGAACAATCAACAGAATTCAAAAGTGTATGATTGCCGAATTAAATAAAATAGCAATCATTCACCTTTTTCTATTAGGGTTTGAGGATGAATTAACAAACTTTACGTTAGGATTACATAACCCATCAAAACAATCCGACTTATTGGGTATTGAATTATGGAAAGAAAAGATAACATTATATAAAGATGCGGTTGCTGAAATTCCAAACACGGTAGCACCTGTATCTGCATCTTGGGCTAAGAAACATATCTTAGGGTTCTCAGATGAAGAAATCAGATTGGATTTACAACAACAAAGAGTTGAGAGAGCGGTGTCTGCAGAATTAGGTAAAACTGCTGAAGTTATCACTAAAACAGGTCTATTTGATAATATAGATAAACTATATGGTAAAAAAGAAAGTGAGCCTGCGGGTGAAGCTGGAGCTGATGCTGGTGGTGCTGGTGGTGACATGGGTGGAATGCCTGATATGGGTGGTGGAGCTGAAGCACCTCCCCCTGACGCCCCTCCTGGCGGTGGAGTAACCCCTGAAGGGTTTAATAAAAATGATTTAAATATGCTATTAGAAGACCATTTATTTGGGGGTAGTGATTATATGGATTTAGCGAAAGGAAGAAACTCATTAACAGAAATCAACGACAAGTTGAAGGATTTACTGAGTTAGTAAATATTTATAAATAAAAACACTATGAACACGTTCGGAACAATTAAAACAAAAATAGAGAAAGCCTCAATTGGGTTATACGGTAAACCTGAATTTAAAACATATATGTCACAATTAAAAACTATGGTTTTAGAAAATAAGGACTTATCAGAATTGTATTATATATATGATGATTTATCTAAAAAGAAGGGATTAAGTAATGATATTGCTACTGACTATATTAATGAGTCTATTGAGTACTCACAAATATTAATTGAAAATAACGAACGTTCTTTAAAAAATGTTGACGAATGGATATCGTCTATTGTTAAAAAATCTGTAAACAATTACAAGGATATTGATGTTACAATCTATAATAAGTCAATTAAAAATTTAGAAACGGTTTTAGAATCTAAAAAAAGAATTATTAATACAATAATTTCTGAAGATAAATTAAAAATTAAAGAATCTATTAACCTACCACTTAAAACTATGTTAAGGGTTGCCAATGATAGGTTAAATAAAGAACTTTCAAATATTAGTGAATCCGAAAGAAAAGAATTAATTGAATTATCGTCTTTAAGTGATAAGAGTATTAAATTAGAAATTGATACATTAAAAGAAAATGTTATTTCTAATTTGAAAACATCTTTAAACGAATCAAAAGAAAACGATTTAAAAGATACTATTGAAAATACTATCAAAAAAATCAGTGAGTCTAAATACGACAAATATAATCTTTACCAGTTAAGAAAGTTAAATCAAGGGTTATGAGTAACAGGAAATTCTTTTTTGGTTGGGGAAACATAAAAAAGGGTATTACTGAAATTATAAGAATATACTCACACAAACCATCATTTTTTTCTAAAAAAAGGCTTGAATCAGGAATAGCCTTTATAGTGGCACAATGGGGAATGGTTTTTTTTCTTTTAAAGAAATACCCAGACTTATCTATGACTGATATTGTTATGTGGGCATCTATTGAGTTTGGAATTTCAGGATATATCCTACATCAAATACAAAAGGAAAAAAAATTAGATAACGTTGAAGATAAAACTGAAGATAATCAAGATTCTAATTGAGACTTCTTTTTTTGTTGGTAAATTGATTTTTTATTCTGTCCTCTTTTTTTAACTGATTTTTTGGTAAATTCTTGACGTTCTCTTAATTTTTGTAATTGTTTTGTTTTATTAATCTTAAACTTATATTGCTTAAGCGCTTGTTCAATTGACCCCGCATTTTTTACCTTAACTATAATCATAAATTTTTCTTGTTTTTATATATAAATATACAAACTTTTTTGAATTTTGACAAATCTTATTTTTTCACTTACCATTATAAAAACAATAAACAGATAAGGTATGAAGAATGAAAAAAGGAAAAACATCAAAACTAAATGTATTTGATGATGCAAAATGTTACTACGGAACAGTTGACTCAAAAAATTTTAAATCAGTTTACATAATATTACAAACGTGGATTGAGCCGATACAAGAAGACCAAAATTGGACAAAACTAATTGGGGAAATAAAAAGACAAATACAACATACATTATTAGAGGTTGTTGATAACCAAACTTTTGAAAGAAAACAAATTGTCGATTTGGACTTACGTACAAGTGGGATACAAAAAAATAAAAAAAGTTTTTTAAATCTTGAAATTACTTTATTTGTACATAACCAAACAATGGATTTTAAATCATTAATTTTAAGGGACAAAATTAAAAGAATTCTTGGTTCAATATATAAAGATGACTTAAAAAATAGTAAGTATTTTATATTAAGTAAGACAAAAACAAAAGAATTCATAAATGACTAATATTTATCATAAAAATATACTATGAGAATATTAGGACCAAATGATACTGGTAAAGGAATATTAGTTGAGTGGGATGCTGGAATCATCAACCCAAATGAAGTAAGAAATTCAGATGTTATTAAAGAATCTTATGGACAATTAGAACACTCTAAACCGTTTGTATTTTATGCAACCTTACAGAAGTATGGAGTTCCAAATAGAAATGGTAGAGTTTACCCTGAAAAAATATTAAAAAGAGAAGCTGAAAAATACCAAGAAGTTATTAAACGTGGTATGTCTATATCAGAATTAAATCACCCTGAATCTTCCTTGATTGATTTAGATCGAGTAGCACACCTTATCACGGACATGTGGTGGGAAGGTAATGTTCTAATGGGTAAAGTCAAATTACTAACAAGTCCAGGTTTCCACGAAAGAGGGATTGTAACGTCTAAGGGTGATGTTGCAGCAAACCTTATGAGACAAGGTGTCACAATGGGGGTTTCTTCTCGTGGTGTTGGTTCTTTGGTTAAACAAGGAGAACAAAATGAAGTACAGGGGGATTTTGAATTAATTTGTTTTGACTTAGTGTCATCACCATCAACACCTGGAGCTTATCTTTATTTGAATAAAGAAGATAGACCAACGTATGAAGAAAAATTAGAAGAAAATAATAATATTGAAGTTTTAGGTTCAGGTATGGATAAATCTGTTGACTTAATGAGAAGATTATCCGATTATTTAGGTAAATAAAAAAACAATTAAAAATGGACGAAAAGTATTTTGTAACAAAGATCACCACAGACATGGTTGATACTGAAACCGGAAAGGTTAAAAAACAAAGAGAAGAAAAATTGGTTAAAGGTTATTCACCAACCGACATTGAAGCAAAAGTAACAAAGGTTTACGAAAACTACTCTATGGCATGGCGAATTACATCTATCAGTGAAAGTAAAATTGATGAAGTTATTGAGTAATATCATCAAAAATTATTAAAAAAGGGATACAAATTACGTGTCCCTTTTTTTGTGCATAATATTTTTTTTTGTTTATATCGAGTAAAATAGTAAATTTTTTACTATGTCGGTATATTTATCTGTAAATAAACGATAACGCATTGCAATTTACAAATGAGTTTAAACAAAAACAATTCGATAGTAGAAGAGGCTTTATTACAAATGAAGTCGATTGAAGAAGCTATCAGTGAAAACGCAAAAGGAATACTTGCTTCAACCATGAAGCAAGAAATCAGTGAATTAGTAAGGGAGTCCTTAAACGGCCCAAGAAAAAAATCTTTGTACGAACAACCAGAACAAGGAGACGAAATGGCACCTGAGGGTGACATTGACGTTGAAGACACAGAAGACGGTACAGAGGAAACAGAAGTAGATGCTGAGGTTGATGTAGATGGAGAAGAAATTGATTTCTCCGCTATGGGAACTGAAGGACCTGCAGATAACGAAGACGAAATGCCACCATTAGACATGACAGGATCATCTCCTGAAGAAGTATTAAAGGTTTGGAAGGCTATGGGTGATGAAGATGGAATCATTATTAAAAAAGATGGTGATAATATTCATTTAACCGATACCAACACAAACAACGACTACATGATTAGTTTAGGTGGAGAATCAAATAATATAGAAGCGATGCCAATGGACACAGCAAACGAGAGTGTTATCTATGAATTAGTCTTTGAAGAGGATGAAAAGAATTCTGAAATGTACGAAGAGGATGACGAAATGTACGAAGAGGATGACGAAATGTATGAAGAGGATGACGAAATGTATGAAGAGGATGACGAAATGTATGAAATGTATGAAGACGAAGACGAGGATGAAGTTGTTTACGAACTTGAAGTTCAAGAATCAATGAAGCCGGTAGGAATTGGTTTTGGAAGCATGAAGTCAGCATTTAAAAAATCATCTGTTAACAACAAAGGATTTAAAGACAACATGAAAGGTGGTTCTAAATCTGAAAAAACAGGTAGAGGTCCTAAATTTTCTTTTGGTAAAATCAAACACGGAGTTACTGAATCTGAAATGTACGAAGACGAATACGAAGATGAAATGTATACTGAAACAGCAATGTATGAGGATGATGAAGAATTCTACGAAGGGTTTGATGATGAAACGCAGGAAGGTGATTATATGGAAGACGATATGTCTACATATGACGAAATGCCAGGTGAAACTACAGAAGCTTCAAGAACATTAGGAAACGGAAGTAGAAATTATCCAGGAAGAGGATTACCTAAAATGAAAGTTAGACCAACTAACGAAGGAGTCTCCAAAGAAATGAATTTGTTAAGAGAGAAAAATGAAGAATACAAAAAAGCTTTAGATTTCTTTAGAAACAAATTAAATGAAGTGGCAGTATTTAATTCAAACTTGGCGTACTCAACAAGATTGTTCACAGAACACTCAACAACAAAACAAGAAAAAATAAATATTCTTAGAAGATTCGATAACGCAGAATCTATTAAAGAATCTAAATCACTTTACAAAACAATTAAAAATGAATTGGACGGAAGTAAGGGGTCTAATGAAATTGTAACTGAATCTATTCAGAGACAAGTATCTAAAGCACCATCTAACGGTTCCGCTTCAAATTTAATCGAAAGTAAAACGTACGAAAATCCTCAATTCATGAGAATGAGAGATTTGATGTCAAAAATGTAATAAATAAAATAAAATAAACTCAATTTAAAAAAAAATAAAAATGGGAGCATTATTAGAATCAGGTCTAGTTGGTAACATAGGGTTAAAACACCTTAAAGTTATCAAAGAAGACACAATTAACAAATGGGACAAATTAGGGTTCCTAGATGGCCTTAAAGGTCACATTAAAGAAAATATGGCGCAATTGTATGAAAATCAAGCGTCACATTTGATTAACGAAGCGGCGTCAACAGATAGTTCAGGTTCATTCGAAACGGTAGTATTTCCTATCGTAAGACGAGTATTCTCTAAATTATTGGCTAACGACTTAGTTTCTGTACAAGCAATGAACTTACCAATTGGTAAATTGTTCTACTTTGTACCTAAAATTCAAAATTACCAAAACGGACAAGATCCAACTGAAGGTGGTACACATTACGGACCTATTGGTGCTGTGAATGGTGGAGCTTACGGTGATGGGTATTCAGCAACTGATAAAAATCTTTATGACAGATTTTACGAAGGTAATGAGCCATCATTAGACCCTCCAGGTTTATTTGATTACTCTAAAGGTACTTTCTCTGCAATAACTGCAAGTGCTACAACAGTAGCTTGGAATGGTGGTAATTTATCGATTTCAGGATACGGAACAGGACTTGAATACAGAAAAGTATTAGTTGTTTTATCTGGATTTACAAACGGTGGGGCTGGAAAATTAATCGGTCCTGATGGTCAAGTGATGGATAACGAAGCATTCCTTTCTGACTTAAAAATTAATGCTGTTACTACAGCAGGTGGAGCATTCTCAGGTTTAGGTTCTGGTAACCTATTATTTAGAATTGTTACTCAAAAATATGGTAAAGGTATTATACAATACGGAACACAACAACCAACAACATTCCCTGGAACAGGTAATGGTGGATCATACGATGATATCTGTTCTCAAGATGGTCTTATCTACATAGAAGTTGATACTCAAGTTCCTTGTTCAGTAACATCTAACTCTATGGACGGATATTCTGGATATACTATTCCGGCATTAGTGACAGGTACTACGGCTGTTAACACACAATTTACCGCTAAATACAGAGTTTACAAAGAAATGGAATTTGAAGACCAAATCGGTGAGGTTTCTTTTGATTTAGATTCGGTAACGGTTTCTGTAACTGAAAGAAAACTAAGAGCACAATGGTCTCCTGAATTAGCACAAGACGTTTCTGCATTCCATAACATCGATGCTGAAGCTGAATTAACAGCTTTATTGTCTGAACAAGTGGCGGCTGAAATTGACCGTGAAATTTTACGTGACTTACGTAAAGGTGCGGCTTGGAACTTACGTTGGGATTACAACGGATGGAAAAGAGGTACTTCAGCTAACCCATTAACACAATACACTCAAAAAGATTGGAACCAAACTTTGTTGACTGCGATTAACCAAATTTCAGCACAAATCCACAAATCTACTTTGAGAGGTGGTGCTAACTGGATCGTTGTATCTTCTGAAATATCTGCAATCTTTGATGATTTAGAATACTTCCACGTATCTAACGCAGCTCCTGAACAAGACCAATACAACATGGGTATTGAAAGAGTTGGTACATTAGCAGGACGTTACCAAGTATACCGTGACCCTTACTTCCCAGCAAACACAGTATTGTTAGGACACAAAGGAACGTCATTACTTGATACAGGTTATGTTTACGCACCGTACGTACCTCTACAATTAACACCTACAATGTACAATCCGTTCAACTTTACTCCGATTAAAGGAATAATGACAAGATACGCGAAAAAAATGGTGAACAACCGTTTTTACGGAAGAATTACCGTAGATGGTGTTAGAACATTCGATTTAAGAGAATTGAGATAATCAAAAGCTTAAAGAATAACACTAAAGGGACAATTTATTGTCCCTTTTTTTGTTTAGTTGGATATTTATAGATATGATTGAAAGGACTATTAAAAATATTTTAAAGGAGGCAACATCCACAAGTGGTAGTAGGGGTAGTTATGTTGCACCACTTTTACCGGGTGAAAGGTATTTCAAACCTAATGTATTAGCACCGTTCAATGTTGACGTATCTAAATACAAAAGTCCTGATTTAGCGTATGATTCTTACGATGGTAAAATGGAAAGAAATAAAAAACAAATAGGTAAAGAAGAAAGAGTTGCCGATAAAATATATAATTATATTAAAAATCACCCTAACGCAACTTTAAGTGATGGTGACGGTAACCCAATCAATCGATACCCGGGTAAAAAAACCAAAATAGTACCAATTAAAGAGTGGGTTGAATTAGATAATATTTTAACTGAAGATTTGGCGGTGTGGTTTGGTACAAAGAAAAAACCTAAAGGGTCCTCTCAACCAAAAGGTCCTTGGGTTAATATATGTAGTAAAGTTGACGGTAAACATCCCCCTTGTGGACGACCAGATGCTGATAGTAAATCATACCCTAAATGTAGAGCTGCTGGAGTTGCTGGTAAAATGTCTGATTCTGC